CATGGAAAGCATTCGCTCAAAAAAGTAAAATAATTCACCTCATAAATTTTAATTAAAAATGCCAACAACAACTTCACTCACCACCACCTATGCAGGTGAATTAGCTGGTGAAATCGTAGCAAAAGCTTTGTTGCAAAACGTATCTGCACAGTACGTTACAATGAAGCCAAACGTACCTTACAAATCAGTAGTACGTAAAATTGATGACACCGTATCATTTGCGGCTGGAACATGTGACTTTACCCCAACAGGTACTATCACTTTGACCGAGCGCATTTTGACTTTGGAAGAATTCCAAGTTCAGCGTCAAATCTGTAAGAAGGACTTCTTCATTGACTGGACTACTGCTGATGTAATGTCAGGTCGTGTAAACACACAAATTCAGGATGCAATCATTGGCCGTTTGGTTGGTGGTATTGCTGCTGCTAACGAAACTATCATGTGGTCAGGTGTAAACGCTACAGCTGGTCAGTACGATGGATTCGAGACTTTGATCAAAGCAGGTGGTTCAGGTGCTGTATCTGCTGGTTCAGGTGCACTTACTTCTGGTAACATCATTGCTACTATTTGGGACATCATCAACACTGCAAATTCTGCTGTTAAAGGTGCTGCTGAAAAGCCAGCTTTGTACATGGGACAGGCTGCATGGGAAGCTTACATGCAAGCACAGATTGCTGATGGCAATGGTTGGTACTTGACAGGTGGTCCTGAAGTAAACAAGCGTTTCGTAGGAATGTACGAAATCTACGTTTGTCCAGGTATGACTGCTAACAATATCATCTTCGCTCAACCAAGCAACTTGATGTTGGGTACATGGCAGGAAAACCAAATGAACGAAGTGTTCATTTTGGACATGCAGAATCTTGATGGTTCACAGAACGTTCGCTACGGTGCACGTTTCTACTTGGGTGCACAGATTGCAGTTGGTGAGGACATCACCTATTGGGGTGCATAATCAATAAATTCATAAAGGGGGTGTAACAGCCCCCTTTTAACCAACTAAAAAAATAATAATATGGCTTGTGAATTAACAACTGGCTTTACACTTGGATGCCTTGAAGGTATCGGTGGTGTTAAAGAAGTATTGATAGCGAACTATGAAGATTTCGAAACAGGAATCACTTACGGTGGTGCTAATGGCGAAGTAGATGGATTGCCTACTGCAACAATCTATCGTTACGTTCCATTTCGTAACTCAGGTTCATACGTAGAAACGGTGCAAAAGAATTTGGAAACAGGTACTCTGTTTTTCTCACAGGAAGTTGGATGGACTTTCGGTAAGTTGAACCAAGATATGCGCAATGAATTTTTGAATGTTGCTAAGGCTAAAATGATTGTGTTCGTTCGCACGAATGACGATCAAATTTTGCTCGTTGGCGCAGGTGAAGGTTCACAGCTTACAGCTGGTACTGTTCAATCAGGTGCGCAAAAGGCAGATTTGATGGGATATCAGGTTACTACAGTTGCAGAAGAACTTGCACCTGCTGTACACCTTGAGCCATTCACAACAGTTCCTTTCGATAACTTTGCTGGAATTACTGTAAGCCCTGCTTACTAAGAATTTGTTTTCCGTTCTGTGTGTCTTGTTGTATTGTAAAGGGGGCAGGTTTACACTTGCCCCTTTTTAAATAAAAGAATAAATGATTTATCTAACTACAAATACAATCAACCAGCAAGTGTACTTATCACTTGACGAAGCGCGACAGTATTACAGCACAGCATTTACGCACTATCTTATTGTTCTCACACACGAAGAAAATAGTACAACCGGGAATGACCTTGCACAGGTAGCCACGATTGTTAATGAAACAGTTCGTGTTACACAGCTTACTATTAGCACAGTTGGATTAACTTTGGCAGGTAGATACCGATACGAAGTGTACGGACAAAATTCATCCAGCAATACCAATCCTACCGATGCCGCAGTTGTTGGCATTGTTGAGCGTGGTTATGCTGTTTTAAATGACAACACAAGTTGGTTTGATGTGCCAATCAATACCATTCCAAACGATATAATCTATGAACCATAACGAATCAAATATAGTTTCGCTGAAGCTCAGTGAATACGTAGCAAAGAGCGATGCGGAAAAGGTAGACCGCAAAGGTTGGGTAAACTACGGAGATGCAAACGACTTTCCGCAATACCTACGTGATTTATCACACGAATCACCGGTGCATGGTTCACTTGTTGTTGCCATTGGCGACATGATTGCAGGCAAGGGCATTCAATCAGAGCAATATCAGGCCGAATTAGACGCGTTGAACATCGATACTTTAACCTATGCAGCCGCGCATGATTTAAAGTTGTTTGGTGGTTTCTACATTGAAGTAATTTGGAGCAATGACAGAACGGTTATATCAAAGCTAAACGCTATACCATTTGAAGAATGCCGCATTGCAGTGAATCAAGATGACGATACTGAAATAGGAATTTTCCACAGCTACGATTGGAGCAATACACGCAAGAAAAGAAATACTCCTGAATTCATACCGAGGTATAATTATTTGACACGTGAGCAAGAGCCACGTCAAATCTATTGGTGCTTTACTTACACTGGTAGCGATGTGTATCCACGCCCTGATTATTGGAGTGCGATTAACTACATCGAGTTAGACAAGCAGATATCTATATTCCATATCAACCAAATTTCAAACGGTTTATTCCCTTCTACAATCATCAACTTCTACAATGGTCAGGCAACACCTGAACAGAAGCAGCAGATGATGATGGATTGGGAAAACAAAATGAGTGGTGCGCGTAACGCTGGTAAGGTTGTTATGTTCTTCAATGAGCGCGATCAACCTAAGACCGAAATAACGCCGTTCCCTGTAAACGATGCAGACAAGCAATATGCATTGATGAATGATACAGCGCAGCAAAAGATTATCACCGCGCATCGTGTGACTACGCCACTGCTTTTCGGTATACGCGAGAATACAGGATTCGGCAGCAACAAAGATGAAATGGCTGTTGGTTTGGAGATATTCAACAAACAGGTGATTGAACCGTATCAGGCAAAGATTAACTATAGCTTAGAAGAATTATTGAGCAATCAAATGCCCGGTGTAACCTTTGAGATTATACCAAACACACCATTGGCTGTTGAGCAAGCTGAAGCTGTCGCAGATTTAACAGGTGGAACTACTACCGATGTGGCTGCTACTGCTTTAAATGGTGCGCAGATTACTTCACTTGTAGATATCGTAATGCAAAGTGCTTCGGGTGCTGTTCCTGTGACCAGTGCAAAGGCAATCGTGCAGGCTGCATTCCCAACTTTGCCACCTGCCACTATCGATGCAATCTTCGCCGATGTGTTACCCGGTTCATTGTTGCCTACGGAAGTGATTCAATCTAGTGTTGAGTTAAAAAAAAAAGTAGCTGCTGCTCACTTTCATGAGAGCACAGTAGGCGATGCATTAATTGCACTTGGTGAAGATGCATCCGAAGATTGGATATTGATTGATGCATATAACGCTGATGAAGAAATTGAACATGAGTTTGCAGTGCGTACAGGTGCGGCAAGACCAGCGGCAAAGAGTGAGCAAGATGAAGTTATCGATGGCAAATACTTTATTACTCGCTATGTTTATGCAGGTAGCTTTAGCCATCCTGATATGCGCCCATTCTGCAAGAAAATGATAGAAGCAGGCAAGCTATATCGCAAAGAAGATATAGTTTCGATGGAGAATGTAGCAGTCAATCCGGGTTGGGGCCCTGAAGGTGCAAACACTTACGACATTTGGTTCTACAAAGGCGGTGGAAATTGCAAGCATTTTTGGGAGAAGCGCGTGTATGTAGATGCAAGCGGTGCGAAAATAAATCCTAATGATCCTGATGCAACACGAATCGCAGTTTCACTTGCTGAACGCATGGGCTATAAAGTGCGCAATAACTCATTAGTTGCAAAGCTTCCTGAAGATATGCCTTACAACGGCTTCCTTCCAACAAATCCTATTTACGGCAATCAATAATTAAAACTATGGCTGAAGTATTACTAATATCCGAAAACTACGTGAAGAAGTACACTACCATCAACGGCAGTGTAGATCCAAACCTTCTTTACCCATCAATCTATTTGGCGCAAGACAAATGGCTACTTCCCTTTTTGGGAACTGACTTGCTGAATAAGATAAAAGATGACGTGGCTAACAATACCATTGCAGGAAACTATCAAATACTGCTGGAAGATTACATCCAAAAAATGCTGCTTTGGTGGGTGATGGTGGATGTTACACCAAATCTGTGCTATCGCATGGACAACGGCACGCTGGTACAACGTCAAAGTGAAGACACCGTTCCTGTTTCGGACTTGGTTATGAAAGATATGATTGACCGGGCACGTCAAAACGCGGAGCATTATACCACTTTGCTTGTCGATTATTTGTGTGCTAATAGCAGTTTGTTTCCTGAATACTCAACTTCACAGTGGCCTGACCGTTCACCGCGCACAGACGTAACCAATACGCTCAACTATCAGTTTTCATCGGGCAATACAGCTACCAGCTTTCGCCCTACTTACTCACGTAACATCCTTAATCGCATACCATGAGTGATAAAAAAACACTGAAGCAGGAATACACTGAACGTTTGCGCAAGTATGAGCGTGAGCTATCACTTAAATTAAGAAGCAATGGCAACAAAGAAGCAGACAAAACCAAAAAGTGAACCGTCAAGTATTACTTACAAGTTGATTCGATACAACCTTCAGTTGTTCGATGGCTTGTGGTCAATACCGATAGCTTTTGCGCTGTTTATCATTGCAGGTACATTGAGTGCCGAATACTTTGGCGATGCGCTCATATCTACCGAATACGTGCAATACATTGTGCTGGCTTCACTCATCATGGTGTTTGCTAACTTCATTACGTTTTTAGGAATCCGTTTCAATTTTAAGGCACTACAACGCGAAGTTTATAGCAAAGAAATTAAGTATGAACTAAACACCTATCTAACCACATGGCAAAAGGTTGTCTTATATCTGCTCTTATATGCATTCTACTTTGCTGCATTCCTGTTTATTTTATGCATGCTGATGACGGCTACTGCGTAAGGGTAACGGCTGCATCATTCGTTGGTGTAAAGGAGAAGGGCGGAAATAACAAAGGTTTCAATGATGCTGCGTTGCAGGTATTGATGAAACAGGAAGGTTGGTTGCCCGGTTATGCGTGGTGTTCATTCTTTGTCATGGCTATGCTGAATGAGTGCGGCATACCTAACACCATCACGGGTTGGTCACCTACTGCATACAACCAGCGCGATGTAATTTTTACCGATGGTAAATTCAAGCAATCGTACAGCGATAAGGATGTGCTTGTAATGACATTAAGTTATTCCGAATTCAGGCGCAAAAGATTCAAGGCTATCGGTCACACTGGCATCGTGGACAGGGTAGGCAAGTATTCAGTGCGCACCATTGAAGGCAATACCAATGATCAAGGCATGCGTGATTCACGTTCACGCGATGGAGTGTATTACAAAATTCGACCATTAACCAAAAATCTACACATCACACGATGGGGCAAAAAGAACTAAGAAGGATTGTGCTGTACTTATCAGCAATCACAATAGCAGGTGTTATGATTATAGTAGCATTTAAAACGTGCAATGAGCCCGTAACAAATCCTGCTATAAAAAGGTTACAAGATGTCAATGATTCGCTCTATCAAATCATTGAAACCAATAACGCTAAAACGGACAGTCTATTCTTAAAAATTGACAGCTTGCAAATCAAACAGGACACAATAATCACAAAGCAACAAATCACCAATGAAATTTATCGCAATGAAACATATAACATTCTCTCTGGTTCTGCTACTGACAGCGATATCAAGTTTCGCTCAACCCTCAAAAAATCGGACAGCCTTCTCAAACAAGGATTTTACACCCGAACTTACAACTTACGACAGGCAGCTTTTCAATCTCAATTTCAATAGCATGTTGTATTGGTATGATACGGCATTGCAAATCGATTCGCTGTATCAAATGGAACGCTTGAAGGTTACATATTATTCGAAGATAACAGGCATTCAGGCAACGAGTTATGAAACCTTAGCCGAAATCTATAAAAACAAGCAAAGCATTGAAAAGGCTATTGCAGTTGAAAAGCATAATGAAATAGGTGAATTGAAAAAAAAGAACAGACGGTTAATAATTACTAACACAGCACTCACACTTGGTATCACAGGGCTAGCTTTTTCTACTATATATTTTGCAATCCTATGAATATGGCATTTGAATTACGTGATGTTATTACAATTATCGGTGCAGCTATATCACTTGCATCGCTTTATTTCGCTTTGAAGCGAAGTGTTGACAAGGTATCTGGCAATCTTGCTAGTATTGAAACGTTTCACAAAAGAGAAATTGAAATGATTAATGACGCAATCAAAGAACAAAAGACTGAATTGAATTCAAAGAATGCAAAGCTCGAAGGGAAGATTGATTCGATTCAATCACACATAGCGCAAATCAGCACATCACTTGCTGAATTGAATGGCTATTTGAAGGCTAAATAATAACTGATATGGATACAATAGGTCGTGAGAAGTACCATCGTGAAATACATGATGGAACAGGATTCCTTTCGCATCGCGTTCGCGCAGTGATTGAGAAGTATAATCTAGACATGACGCTGGATTCATTAGAAAAAACCTATCGCAGATGGGTTACAAAGATGGATGCAAAGGAAAAGAATCCTGTTAGTCCGTTGCACAAGTTAGACAATCACATTTACGATTTTCAAACGATGGCAAATGAGTTAGTGCCCGAAGCCGCTAACCCACTTAACCTGCCACCATCGCAGGAAGCCAACTACAAACCTTTCAAGCTACCGATAAACCACAACAATATCCTGCTGCTGTCGGATATTCACGTGCCGTATCACAATATCCAAGCTTTAACGCTGGCACTGAAGTATGGTTTAGATAATGACGTGAATACTATTCTGCTCAATGGTGACATAATAGACTTTTACGCTATCAGTCGTTTTGAGAAGGATCCACGCAAACGAAACTTTGGGCATGAAGTACTAATGACTCGCCAATTTTTAGGCACGCTGCGCAAACTATTTCCGAATGCTGCTATCTATTACAAGTGCGGTAATCATGATGTACGCTATGACCACTACATCATGCGCAATGCTCCTGACCTTTTGGGCATGGATGAATTCAACTTTGAATCATTGATGCATTTGGATAAGTACAACATCACTTTCATACCGGATAAGCAGATTATTCATGCAGGCAAGCTTACGATTCTGCATGGTCATGAATTGGGTGCATCTGTATTCAGCCCGGTAAACATAGCACGTGGTCTATTTCTACGCGCAAAAGACAGCGCATTGTGTGGTCACCACCATCAAGCAAGCGAACACACTGAACCAAACATAAACGGCAAGATTACAACGTGCTGGTCTGTTGCCTGTCTATGCGAATTGCATCCTGATTACATGCCCATTAACAAGCACCATCATGGCTTTGCACATGTTCGCGTGTTGGATAGTGGCGATTTCGAAGTAAGCAACTATCGAATAGTAAACGGCAAGATTCGTTAAATGAAAAATGCCCCGACGTTTCAGGGCATCATTCAATCAAATAACAAAACAATAAACAAGTACACAAACAGTACAAAGATATAAATGAAACGCAAGCAACATCCAAAAGTTATCCATCGAAAGTTAGGAAGGGAACGTGCGGATGGTTTGTACTGTGACAGCGTTATTGAGATAGATCCAACGTTGCCGCCTATGCGCTATCTCATTGTTCTCATTCATGAATATCTGCATCACATCCAACCCGAGTGGAGTGAGGAGAAGGTGGATGCTGAAGGTGAGGCACTGGGTAGGTTTCTTTGGAAGCAAGGATATCGCAAGGTGCAGCAATGATGCGCCCACTGCTAAGGATTAGAAATCTGTACATCAAATATTCCTTCAGTTATTTCAAAAAACCTATCATATAATTCTGAAATTTTTTCATGCACCTCAATGCTGTGTTCATCATACTTCCATTCATTGCGCATCAAATCCATTATATCATGCAGCGCATCTTTATACCTAGCAGCATTCAGTGTGTACTCATATTCTACCTGTTCTTCAGGTAGATTAAACGTTAGTGTTGCTTTCATTTTCTGCTTTGTTTGGTAATCCATTTTGACAATCTGTGTATCCTTCAGTATAGGAATTAAGTATGTTTTCAAGTTCCCATGTTTGCGCTTTCATCATGAAGGCATCAAGTTCAATCCATGTTATATTAACGGATGGACCTTGAAACCTTTTACGCAAGGCTTTGCTAAGTCTACGCATCGCTGTTTCTTTTTTCTCTTGTGTCATTGGTTACGTATTAAAGTTATTAATTCATCTAATGCATTAAGATTTTTATAATACTGCCATTGCGAAGCCGTTGGTTTTATGTCCTCATGTGTTAAACTGAACAAAACGAATTCACCAAATTCTTTAGCTGTCGGATGTGGCATCTCATCTGATGTTCGATATACTTCATATCCTACGGATACATATTCTCGTTCATCTTCAACCTTTACCTTGCACCAATATCTAACGCCAGTAGTTTCTGAGTTAGGCCCATTTGAACTTTCTTCACGAGTCAGTTGCTTACTTTCTAATTCAACTATTTTCATTTTTGTTTCCGTATGTTTCGTTATAGAATTGTGTTGCGCCTTGTCTTTCCCAATTAAAACTACCTTGTAGGTAAGCATCAATAATCTGATCTCGTTCTTGATCTAAGCATTCAGTCATTTCCTGCATAAACTGCCTACCTCGTTGGGTGTGTTCATCAAACAATGAATTAGCATAACGTTGCGTTATTCTCATTGCGATTTGTAGTGCCGTTTCTTTTTTATCGCTCATAGATATTTTATTTCTTTGGTTAATGTATACAGTTCTTTGTTTACTGATTTGATTTTGTGGTGCAGGTTGTTTTTTATGTATCGCGTCTTAGCTGTGACAAACATCTGCAATAGGTTAGTTCGCTCTACTTTCAGCTCGTCTATTGAGCGCATTTTCTTTGCTCCCATTCATTTTTAGTATTTCGTTTTTAACGTGGTGGTAGTATGCTTTGACTGAGTAGAACTCACCTGTGCCTTCAAAGTCTTGCATGATTTCACTAGGTGCGTTAATCAGTGCTTCATCTACGCAATGCAGCGCAGAGTTGATAGCTTTGATATGCACGTCCGCTAGGTTGCCTTCCTGCTTGCCATTCTCGATGATGTCAAAATAGTTCGAGTACAGTTGCCATGCTTTGTCTTTTGCTTTCATTATTTAGTTTATTGATTAGTTCAATCACCTGCTCTTTGTTGTAGTAGTGCTGCATTGAATTGCGCACGTGGTCTTTGAGTTGATCAGTGGTCATTTCAGAATAATGTGTTTAACCTATTTTTTATGATGTCAAAATATGCGGAATCAATTTCATAACCAATGCAATCAAAGCCTAATTTTTTTGCGACCGCTAACGTAGTACCACTGCCGGCAAATACATCAATAATTGTTTGCCCTTCAAGGGCAGTAGTTAAAATGATTCTTTTAATAATTTCTTCCGGTATCTGACAAGGATGTGCAGTCTTAGTTTTGCTTACATTTTTTACTTGTTGCACTTCCCACCAGTCGTACAATTTTGAACCTACCTTGCCTTCTGATATTCTTTTGGCAATTCGTTTATCAGTTAAATTTTTATAAGGTTGTTTAATCTTACTCAAATCAGGTTTGCATCCCCACCATGATATTAAACGGCTTTGCTTGCCTGTATTGCTATTGTAAACCCAAGTGACTACCTGCTCACATTTCGCTTTAATAGCCTTAGGTAACATGTTAATAGTTTCTTCGGGATAGTGTATGATTACGCATGGTAAAGGTATTTTACTAAGAAGTTCAATATAGTCATCATCACTCAATTTGTCCGAGTATTGGTTATAGTGATAACCCTGGTTGTATGGAGGGTCTGTAATTACCAAACCTTCGGGAATAATAAACGCTTCCCGAAAATCCATATTTCCTACAATTACTTTGCTCATACGTTCAAAGTATTAAGGTATTCACGCCACATCGGTACACGCTCCTGAAGCTTTGCGATTGCTTCTGCATCAAATTCAACTACCTTTTCATGGATGCGTTCGCTCACTGGTATATCGTATTCCCAATTCGCCAAATCACTTTCAAGGTTCGCGTTTGGATTTTCATTCAAGTATGTAGGCATGTCGTAAATCATGTTGCGTTCTATGCGCGATGCCTTCTTAATGAATTCAGGATTGCTTTGTGGATCAATAAGATTCATGCGAAGCGATAGGCGATACTTTTCAGTGTCTATCATTTGGCTAGGTGCATTTACCAGCACGAAGCAGAACGTTGCTGTTGGTGCGCCTGTTAGCCACATGTAAGCTTGTCCTTGCCAATAGTAATCTTTGCTCAACTCATTAACCTTTGCATCAATAAACGTGTGAATATCCCAACTGCTTTTGATATCCGGGACATTGATGACATTGCTGCCTTCTTTGATAAGCAAGTCAGGTGTTCCTGTGATGAAGTCATTTTGAAAGTTTACTTCATTCTTGAATACGATTGCGCCACGTTCCCTGCGCCACATGTCGATGGCATCATTCTCTACGGCTAAACCTTTCTCAATGTACTTGTTGCTGATTTCTTTGTAGCGTTTGTACTTCTGTTGTACATAGACTTCGAGCAATGCGCTCTTAGTTGTTTCGGATAAACCTGTTTTGGTTCGTGCATCGGTCATTAGCTTACCCAGCTGCGATGCTCTAAATTTTACTTGTTCCATTGTGTTTTTGTTTTTGATGGTTCGAAGATATTACAGCAGTCCTGATAGCTGCTGCTTTTTAACATTTATTAACGGTTCTATTTGATTGAATAGTTCAGGTGGGCATGCTTGCAAAATGATATCGCAATCGTCTAAGCTTTGCGCCTTTTCAATCAGTTCGTGTAGGTATTGCACATCCTTATTCGATGCATTGAGCGAACCTTTCAACTTGAATGGCTTGTACACATCCACGTTCTTTCTATTCAAGTCGCGGCCTAACAGCTTACCAAATGACACTGCAGCGTTTTTAAGGCACTCTGTTTTAAGTTTAGGAAACGCTAAGTCTAATGCGTTAGGTTTTTTGTTATCTGCGTTTAATGCCCACCTATTGCGTTCTATGTTGTCAAGGTTCTGTGGTGCCCTATCTACCATGATCACGATTGAACCTGCACCTGTTCTACGCAATTCGTAACCGGTTATCGGGTGAATGACTACCAAATCCAAACTACCGACTACTTCATTCGCCATGCGCTCCCACTTAAAGTTCTCAGTGCGCCAATGCCCAAAAAACATTTCGTCTAGTGTGGTTTCTACGTGTGATACTACCAGCGTAACGGCTTTGCCATCTGGTGTTTTTTCTATGCCTTCCTTATCAGGTGCAGCGTTAAGCATTTGCTGGAACTTTTGCAATGCTTCTAAGTTGTCTTTGTGAAAACTGTTCATGTTGTTATTGTTTATTGATTAGTATTTCATTAGGCAATCATTTATTTCTTGGCAGTAGCTAAGCACTGCGTAAAGGATAACTGCTGCAATAATGTAGCGAATGATTTTAGATGCTGTTTTCATGTGTTTTGTTTTTAATTGATAGGGCAAATTTAGTGTAAGTATTTACACACGCAAGTTAAAAATTGTTAAAATTTGAAACGGTTACAGATTGTAACGCCTTCACGCCCAAGAATAGCTGCCGTAATTCGGGAATAATTCGAAATACATACGCATCATGATAGCATCTGCGTAGTCAGGTGACTTGCCATGCATCCTGGCAATTTCATCTTTGCTAATCACAGCAAGTTTGCCATCTGCTTCTGGTTGCCTTCTACGTATCATGTCTAGTTCTTGCACAATCACGTCACGAAACTGATTCACTTTAAAAATTACTTTGTTCTGCTCAATCAATTCAGCAAGCTTAAAATAACATTCTGCTTTTTGGTTGGTGAACTTATCTGCTTGCTTTGCACGCCCACCATTAAGGAAGCCCCTACAACGAAGCATGTCGCAGCAACCCCCTCCTACTCCATCTTCATCCACAATCACATTAGAAAGTTTGATTGCGTGCCTATCACATAGCTGTTTGATTAAAGATACAACAGATGTTATTGGTTGCTTTCGCAGTTCGTGAATCTCAATCAGGTGCAATCCATGCCACACGCAAATGACACTTCTATCTTTTCCTAGTCGAGCAATGTCGGCACTTATAAATTTATCGCCTTTGCTTTCTTCTTCCCGGAAGCAGCGCACTAAATCGTCGTACTGGTATAGGTTGTCTACACTTTCGTCATATTCCCAATCTCCATCCAGTAAACGTCTTCTGTCCACTTCAGGCAACATGCGCAGCGTTTCAATGTACGATTCGGGTAGATGCGGATTGTCATTTGGCAATGATTGTATGAACGCAAGATGTTGCGGTAAGCTTTCCGTCTTAAACGGGGCATAGAATTCGTTGTACAGCCATCCTTTTGATGGATTGCATGTAAGCAGCATCTTTGGTTTAAGATCATATTGATTTAGCTTAAATCGAATACGTGACTGTAATATATCTATCGCTCGCTTGCTAACCTGTGCTGCCTCATCTACGTAGGCGTCTGTTAATTCTAACCCGCCTAAACTATGGAATTCCGCATCTGATGGATAGGCAAACAAGTCTTTAAGTATTATTTCGCTTCCATTGCTGAATGTGATTACGTGCGTTTGGTTGTTGATGGTGTAGTGCTCATTAGGTGCAAGACCAAACATGTGCGCTACTTCGAAAAACGTTTTTAGCGTAGTCTTTTTTAGCGTGTCAAGTTTACTTCGACCTATCAAACCACGTGTACCCGGATATTTAAACCTACGGCTTATTTGCCATGCACAACCGATAAAAGATTTTGAGCCCCCTGCAGCTCCTCCAAAGAGCACCACACGTGCCGGGTGTGAGTTACCAAGCACACGCAATGCTTCCTTCTGTTTAGGCAGGTATTCAATCATGTAAACAATCCGATGTACATTCCAACCAATCCACCACACAGTGTTGCTGTCATATCCAGCGTGCTAAATTGTTTTTGCTTTAGCACAGAATCAAATAATTCTTTACCTGCTGCAAATGCGAACACCACTATCATTGAGAATGGTGCGCTGAATATCGAAGCAGAAGCAGCGTAGATAGCAACACCATACAGCGCATGGTTGGCTTTGTCCTGTGGTAGGTTAGGCAGGTTCATTAGAATATGTCAGCTGATGAATCGTCTTGTGGTTCGTCACGCTTAAGCATTGGTTCGGACATCTTACCTGAAAAGAACTTACCATTCTTTCCTTCCTTTACCCACGCAGCCAGTCGCATCTTCTTACCATTCACCATGATTTCACCTGTGTATTCAGGTGCATTGTTGGTTGTCTTGTTGTTCTTGAATAGGCTGAACTGCCCCTCTTGCATTTGATAGTTGCTCATTGTATTTAATTGTTGATTATGTTTATATCATCCATCATGAAAGCTATTGTGATTTTGCCTCTCATGTTACTAATCTCTGCTATTGTAAATGTTTCTTCTTCGATGCTATGGCCGTTGATAAACCCGATGTAAACTTCGGTCTCATCCGGGTATTGTGCCAATGCATCCCACAATTCGCCAATAGTCATAACTTGTATTCGTCTTTATCAGTTAGCAAATGTAATTCCTCAAAGATAAGGCGCATTGTGAGATTGTCACTCATAGCTGGTCGCATACTTCGTCTGGCTGTTATCACAAATAATTTGCGTAGTAGCTCGGTTTCGCGTTGTTTATCGTATTGCTTCATTCGTCACCTCCGTATGTTTCGTTGTCAATTACAATTGAATATCTATTTAAATAACCATATCTTGCCCACCAAGTACCGATAAAAGTTAGAGAAATTTGTTGTGCATCTACTGTGAATTGATGTTTATACCAAGTACCTTTTCTCCATTTACGATACCATTGAAATCTATTTAACCATAGATAATCTAACCATTTATTCATTCGTCACCTCCGTATGTTTCGTTATAGTAATCATCAAAATCGTCATAGGCTCTTACCACATTCCACGCCCTCTCCTGCGTTTGGTCTATGGCTTTTGTCCAAGTTTTCATCATCTGCCGCTTCTCCACTTCAAGTAACTCCTCCGCTTTGTCTATGGCTTTATAGAAACTAAGTGTTTTTGCGGGGTCGTCACTAATCATTTGGTCGCCCCATTCAATTAGTTGTTGCATTGCTGTTTTCATTCTTAACCTCCATTATTTTTTTCTTCCTCATCACAAGCGATGCATATACCATTAATTTGGTGGATGCTTTTTAGGAATTCATCAAACTCTTTGCTCATTGCTTAGGTTGTTTAAGTGATTGGATGATTTCATTTTCTGTTTCTACCCATCCATCATTGTAATTTCTTGCTCTATCAATAGCTTCCCTAACTTGTTCTTCTGTATATAGAGTTTCTTTAGATTCCATTTCTTTGGCTTGATGACAAAAGTCAATAGCTTTTCTTAGTCCAATTCTATAATCACCTGTTCTATTAGTACCAAGTTTGTTGTGTGCAGATAAAACAATGTGGTTTTCTAACTGATTTATAAGCCAATCTATAGGTGCAACATCATCCTCTACCATCTTCCTGACATCAGGAACTTGGTCTACCATTTCGTTGGTGTTAACAATATGACCTCCGTATGTTTCGTTGTAGTATTGTTCACCTGTTGTTATTAAATAGACATCAATACTATGTTCAATATCTTGTCTTATTTTATTACCATGAGCCTTTTCTATCTGCTCCTTCTCCATTGCTTTGGCTTCTGCTAAACACTTTCTAAAATGCTCTCTTTCTTTTGGGTCAGAGAACTCAAGGAAAGGTAATAGATGTGCAAATAACCATTCTACTGCTGTTTGCTTTTTCATATCAGTATTCATTTTGCGTTTCGATTAGTTCCCTGTACCGTTCCTGCCTATATTCGGTGAATTGGTAAGGCTTGTTTTTGTACACCCGGAAGCGCATGTCGTTATCCCATTGCGGCAGCGCATCGTATTCGCGCATGAGTGCAATCTCAAGTGGTGCAGGTTTTTCCCTTTTCACTTCGCGCACCGGTTCTTCTTTGATGCTCAACTTATCTGCTGCCTGTTGCATCGCATCCATGATTTGCGGATGCTGAAACATTTCGTAGATGTTGTTGGCTTCTTGTTCAGCGGTTTTCTTTGCCCTTACAACTACTTGCCTTTCTTGGTCATAAAGTGGAAACCATGCAAGGATTGTTGCAGGATCAATGCGATTATAGATTGTACCATAAGCACCAATAGCGCCACGATCTAAGCATAACTGCACATCTTCAAGTGAATAAAAATATTTCTGTTGCATAATTTGTTCAGAACAAAACTCAATCTGCATACCGTTCATGTTGTTTTGCACATTCATTAGTTGGGTGCATCGCGTGACCAGCTGCATGATTTTGTCTTTAGTGGTTTCTTTGTCAAGCTTCCGAAGGAGACCAATCTGGTCTTGTGTTATCGCGTGCTCGACTGATAGCGACTGCTTCGGCGTAAAGTGCATTAGCTTTTGCAA